AGTGGTTCTTCAACAGACCTAGATGAAGATTGACCGGTCACCCCAAGCCCATAAACAATTTTCCTCCAAAGTGGACTGCATCCCACTTTGCAAGAAAAATAAACTCTTACTATAATATAAACAAAATGTCTGGTGGAATTGCCCAACTTGTTGCCGTGGGAGCCCAGGATGCCCACCTCGTTGGTGATCCCGAGGTTAGCTTTTTTAGGTCCACTTACCGTCGTCACACCAATTTTTCCCAAACCGTCGAGCGTCAGGTTATCCAGGGTGCTTTGTCCCGGGGTGGCATGTCTACAATCCGCTTCGAGCGTAAGGGTGATCTTCTTGGATACACCTACTTCACTTCTATCAACAACTCTTCCAATGCTTGTGAGGCCCTTGATTGGTCGACCATGATCGATAAGGTTGAGGTTCTCGTGGGTGGACAAGTTATTGATGATCAGGATACTTTCTTCGCTAACAAGATTGCTCCTAACCTTTTCGCCACTAGTATTTCCAAGTCCCCCGTTGGTGAACTCTACGATGGCTCCACTGCCTCCAAGTTCTTCCCTTTACGCTTCAGTTTCTGTGAGAACTGGCAATCTGCCCTTCCCCTCGTTGGTTTACAGTATCATGATGTGGAGCTTCGCATTCGGTGGGCGGATAACGCCGCTGTGAACAGTGCTACTCGCCGTGTTGAGTGCCACGCTAACTTCCTTTACCTCGACACTGATGAGCGTCAGGTTATCGCCAGCGAGCCCCGGGGTATCCTTATTACCCAGGTTCAGAAGGCTCTCCCTTCCATGGGTCGCACTCAGGAGTTGAACTTCAACCACCCCATCAAGTTCTTGGCCGCGAGCAACGTTGCCACTGACAGTGTTAACACCGCTACTAACCGTGTGAAGCTTCAGATTAACGGTACTGATGTCACTGACTACAAGTTCATTGATCCTCACTACACCACCGCCGCTTCTTACTACCACGCCCCCAACTCCAAGACTGATCCCCAGCTTTACGCGTTCCCCTTCTGTCTTGACACTTCCAGGCTTCAGCCAACTGGCAGCCTTAACTTCAGCCGCCTTGATTCTGCCCGCATTGTCAGTGAGACAAGCAACTTCAAGGACACAATTTATGCCGTAAATTTCAACATATTAAGGGTTGAAAATGGGATGGGAGGTTTATTATACAGTAACTAAATTTACCCTTCACTATAACATAATCTTCACTACTAGTAAAATGAACTTCTGGTTGATTGTCTTTTTACTAGGAGCAGTTTTCGTATTGACGTACAATCCCAAATCCAGGACACTCGAGAAGATCGTCGAAGTCCAGCCCAAGCAGGAGCAGTGTGAAGCTGAGAGATATCAGCGTCTTCAATTCATTGGAGGGGATGATGCCTGTACTCAGAAGGGAAATACTAAAATGGGTGCAATAATTTCAGCTTAAAAGAAATCGACGTCTATTACACATAAGATGTTATCTTTTGATCGCGAAACCATGCTTATCGCGGGTGTTATTGTTTGCATTGCTGTCGTTGCTTACATGTTTAACGATATGCGAAAGACCAAGGAGGATGTTCACGCTGTGAAGACCTTCTCGGTTAATCTGATGAAGGGTCTCACCATTGAACCGGTTGAAGATGAAGCGAAACCTCAGACTGTTACTAAGATTCCTGTTACTGAGGAGAAAAAGGAGGAATAAACATATTCGTATATTATAACTTGCTAAATGAGCAATGAAGAAATACAAAGCGATAGCTATTCCAGTAACATTTGAAGGCGATCGCCCACGGTTTCTGACCGTGAGAGATCGTAGATTTAAGGATTGGATTTTTGTCACAGGGGGATGCAGGCGTAGAGAAATTTACAATCCTTTAAGATGTGCTCTTAGAGAGCTAGAGGAAGAGACACGGGGTGTTGTTTCGTTGAAGAGGGGGGAATATACAGAGTTTAATTTTATACATAAGGAAAGTCCCACAGTAGAATTAGTATATAATGTTTACGTCTTTTTCGTCGACTATAAACGCACAGATCAATTCAATATGATTAAGAAGTTTAATGATGAAAAGATGAAGACCAATTTAAAAAAGATTAATAAAGAACCGATAAAGAAGACATACGACGAGAATGATTTTATGAGCTTTGATACTTTAGAAGAATTCAATGGCCGTAAACGATGGGATCTGATCATACGAAATGTCATTCAGAATCCACAGTTCTATTCGTGTGTAACTTCGTTAAATAGAAAAACATTTAGTATAAAATAGGAATGAAGTCGAAGACTTACATTTTAAAGCAGATCAAAGATCTTCTTATTGATAACAAAGCATATAGTGATCGCAGGGCGGAACAATATATAGAGAGTGTCAGAACCAAGACAGTCTACGAACTTCTTGTTATTAAAAAGAACCTTAGTACCGATATTAAAGAGCATGCAGACATTTCTTGTATGCGATCCATTCTATATGATAGCTATCAAGACGATTAAAAGAATGACTCCAAAGATAAATAAGTATGTTCAAGAGCTGGTGCTCTAAGAACAATTTAAAAAATGCGAAAGCTACTTCACATGTTCTCATGGATGGTGGAGTGCTTTCGATACCATTCGACAAACTTGACGAATTCTGTGAACGTTACGTAGAAGCCGTGAAGAACAAGGAAAAACTTTATTTGGTGGAACAGAAGACTTCAACCTACAATTTCTTTTTGGATATTGACTACAAAGATGAAAAGGCGTTGGATATTCCATTTGTGCAGAAGCTTTGTAGAATCATATGTGACAAGGTGAAGACTCTAGGAGGTAAAGATTGTCTTATATGTGTTTCTAAACCAAAAGAAGTTGACGACAATCTGATTAAGACCGGTGTTCATATGAACTGGCCAGGATTTATCGTAGATCAAGAGAATGCATTGAATATCCGTGAACATGTTATAGCAACTTTGAAGTCAATTTTCAAAAACAAAAATTGGAATCAGATTATTGACTGTTCAGTATATGGTGATTTAAAAAAGAGGACCAAGGGGAGTGGATTTAGAATTCCATGGTCATACAAAAAGGGGAAACACCTTGCATGTGGTGGTCAGGGATGTTCAGGGTGTGATAACGGTAAGGTCACAGAGCTTCCATATGTACCGGTATTCAAGTATGTTTATGGCCCTGTTCTTTGTCTAATGAATACAGTTTCCCAAGAAAATGAACCATCTATTGATACTTTGAAAATGTCGATCATTCGTACAGAAGATACAAATGCCAGGGCTGTACGACCACTCGATGGTAAGAAGAGGGAAGAGGGTTCATTCACACAGACACAGATGAAAGATGAGTTTGATAATTCAGAAGCTATAGCCCACCTCGAAACTTTTATTCGAAAGAACCTTGAAGGTCAGGAAGATGCTAGAATCACTAAAGTATTTACTCATAAAAATCACTTTCTTGTATCATCATCATCTAAATACTGTGAAAACGTAGGACGTTCTCACAATTCCAATCATATATGGTTTCATGTTGTCGGTGATGTCATTATTCAGAAATGTTTTTGTACATGTGAAACAGTGATAGGTAGGAAAAATGGATTTTGTGCAGATTTTAGAGGAGAACAAAACCAATTGCCAGCGTCACTCGTTAGTAAATTATACCCAAATGCAGGACCACCCAAAAGATCTGTAACACCACCAATCAAGCAAAAACTAACGATAGACGACGCTATTCCAGTTCTTAACGAGTTTATTAACAAAAATATTCAGGCCATGGGTATTACAAACCTCTCTAAAAAGAAAGGTAAATACATAGCTACAACTACAGATCCAGAATGTGAACTCTTGATAGACAAGACAGGAGTGGACTTTGTATATTCAAAAACTCCATCTAAAAACCATAGAAGTGTCCTAAACAAAAAATCCAAGGAGATTTTATTTCCAGATAAAAAATAGGATGTCAGGAGCTTTACTGGCCACAGCTACATATTTAACAAATCTTCTTACTAAGAAAACTATTCGTAGTGACGACTTAGATATTCTCATAAAAAAAGTTCATGAATATTCAGGATTAAACCCTGATGAGTTTTATGCATTCATCACCAACATAAATGTCTTTAAGGACATGCTCAGAGAAGATCCCGAATTTGCAGGAAAGTTTCTTTATATAGCACTGGATAGTTTAGAGAACGTTGGGATAATGTCAGAATTCCAGGAAGATATACATCAACTAGCATTACAAATAGGTTATTACGCAGAAAAGATGATAATGGACGCTTCTATTAACAAAAACACCGCGTTTCATCCTAAATACTTAAACAGTCGACTATAATAGAACCAAATGATTTCCCGTTCTGGTCGCCGTATTAAGAAACCCGTTATTTATTCTCCCGAGGAGGAACTTGTAGATGATTATAAAGAGGACGAATACGACAGTGATGATGACAACAGTGACATAGATACCGACGATGAGATTGGTTCCGAAGATGACTATGAAGACAATGATGAAGATGCAGACGACGACGGAAATCTAAAGGATTTTGTGGTCGGTGATGATGATGACGACGAGGATTATGAATCTTCTGACGACGAGGAAGAGTATAGTGAGTAATTTCCCACTTAAAAAAATGAAAAACAATTATAGAAATGGAAGCAGATATCGGTAATCCCATAGATTTTAACAAAGAAGAACATATTCAGGATTCAGAACCCGATCAAGACCATGATTATTACCAACAACAGGCACCAAATCCTATGATGATGATGCCTCCTCCTATGTATCAATCTCAGCAACCAAAAGTTGATTTTTTTGCAAACATTGATAAAACGACGTGGATTGTAGGATTTATTGTATTTATACTTGGATTTTTTATGGGGAAGACAATGCAGCCAATCATACTCAGGCCTGGCTAAGAGGGTATCCGTAGATCCATTCTTTATCACTCCAGGGAAAATTACCAATAAATTCACCAGTTGAACCCCTTTTTCGTTCAGTAAAATACGCACGGCTCGTGACCACTGGGTCCTTAAGTTGTGCGGCTAAAACTTCTGAAGCTGTATTCATCTTCTTTTTGACAATCTCAGGTGATGTGAAAAAGAAGTAAGCTACAAAAAATACGATGAGAAGTGTGATGATATTAATCAACACACTGAACATTCTTAATAGGTATAGACATTTTTATATTATTCGCTGACGGTATTGAGTGCAGCATTGGCATCGGCCTCACGCTTAGCCTGCCTCTCCTTCATCTCCTCAGCGACAATTTCATCCGCCTTCTTCACGAGTTCCTCCATAGGAGTGTCGGGATTCTCCTTCTGTAGACGTTCAAGAACCTCGGCTGGATGACTGATAGGAGCTTCATCCGGCTTATTGTAAAACTTGGAGTTCTCGTCACCGGGCTTGAAGTTGCTAGACCCCTCAACCATATCACGCTTACGTTCCTCAAACATCTTGACAGCTGCAGCCTGGTTCTCCTTGTAACCCTGCATAAGCTCCTCGAGCTTCTCATTGGTATAGTGAACATCCTCAATCTTCGTGGGATCGGGGGGAATGAGAAGCCACTTGTACATGTCTACGACATAAATATCAAAAGTCGCATCCTCCTTTTGAAGACGCTTTGCATGGCTCTCAGCCTCTGGACGAGAGTTAAAGCAACCCCTGATCTTAATACCAAATTGATCATTCTTTTGAGGACACTCGGGACCCACAACGGAAAGGCATGCGTAAATCTGACCAGGAACGGTAGTGTAATCTTGTTCGAGAGAACCCATTATATTCTTACTACACACAAAAACTTTAAGTTCTTTATAACCTAAGTCATTTAAGCCTTTGACACGATATGATAATATGGAAGATATACGGAAAGCTCATAACAATTTTAAGAAGGATCTTATCCAGAAGTCAACGGATAATGGAGATCTTGTACTTGACGTTGGGTGTGGTTGTGGTGGTGATCTTCAAAAATGGCGTCACGCGGGGGCTAATATAAATATGTGTGACCCGGATGAAAAGTCACTGGAAGAGGCGAAATCAAGAGCAAATAATTTGAAGATACGCGTTAATTTTTATAAAGGTGACATTTTCAATTGTCCGAACAGAAGATATAACGTGGTGTGTTTTAATTTTTCTTTGCATTATATTTTTGCATCGGAGAAATTATTCAAAGAGTCTATACGTGAAATTAAAAAACGTATGAAACCGGGTGGAAAACTTATAGGGATTATTCCGGATTCGGAAAAGATTATTATGAAAACTCCGTTACAGGATGACATGGGTAACTTCTTCAAATTGAAGGAACATGGTAACGGTGGTTTTGGTGAAAAACTGTTCGTACATCTGATTGATACTCCTTATTATTCGGATGGTCCAAAATCAGAACCAGTTGCATACAGAGATCATCTTATTCACGAACTAGAGTCGAACGGTTTTACTTTAACTTTATGGGAAAACTTATCAGGAAGTCACATCTCAGAGTTGTACAGTAAATTTATGTTTGTATATAGAAAATGATAGCAGTAATAGTATTGCTTATCATTAATGTATACCTATACGTAACTACAATTGAACCCATGAAGTTGAGGTTAGTCAAGGAGAGGTATAAGATATTCCGTGAAAATGTAGAAGGTACAGAATTTGAAAAGTTGAAGCATCCGATACCTATCACAGCACATCATAGATTGAAGGGTACAGTTGGGTACAATCTCAATAAAGGTGCAGAGATTGGGTTATGTATAGATGGTGAAGTGAATGAAATCTTTCATGTTTTGATCCACGAACTTGCACATTCTTTAGTGAAGGAATTTGATCACTCTAAAAAGTTTTGGGAAACCTATAACAAACTAAAGGATCATTGTGTACGTTTAAATATATACGAACCAATTCCAACCGAGACACCTTTTTGTGGCATGCATGTTCAGGATAAATAATCTAGGTATACACCAAATGAAAACACCACTGTCGACAGTTTTCACTGCAGTGTTCATGTGGATTATCGTCTATGCGATAACCATGGTTCCTATATACACCAGGAACTATCATGCGAATCTAGCTCTAATGACAATTGTTATACCAAACATGCTTAGGTTAATTGTTGGTCAAGTTCCTCAACTGGCGGTTGACAAGGGTTTCTTCTTCTCGTCGACTATCATTGCCTTCATTCTTGTAGAAGGTTTGTCTCGTCTCGTTAAAACTTTAAAGGGGCAGATCAAGGATTATGGGAAGGAAAGAAGGAAGAGCTTGGAAGTGAGTCTCTTATTTCTAGCCGCGTTCATAATTGGAGCGGTAATTACATATTTTCTCGGTGTAGATAAATCAATCTATAGTAATATGGGTTGGGAACAGGTTCCCTAAGCCTTGAGAATATAACTCTGGCTAATATGGAAAAGAACAGCCGCTACGAGACCAGTGGCACCAAGGCCAATCAAGCTTCGACGACCAGCGTCGTTCAAAAACTGAGGAATCATTGTAGCGAGCTTCTCTTGTACGGGTGTGCTAATAGCCGCGGCCGTACAAGCAGAAACAATAAGAGCCTGTAACTGTTGATCAGTGAGGTTAAAAGGATTTTTAGACGCGGGAGACTTTGTAGCAGTCTCGTTCATGGCAGGTTGGGGAGAAGCAGCCATCATCTGCATCTGCATGGGAATCTGGGAAGGCATCTGTGTTGGCATAGATGGAGGTGCCATCATCTGAGCCTCCATAGGTTCTGGTTGACCCATCAATTCGGAAATAGGTGTAGAGTCCATAGTAACTTTACTTTCACTGACATTTTTTTCTTCATTATTATGCGTAATAAAAGACGTCGATGAATTAACCTGAACCATACCACCGTCAGAATTGTCTGATAAATTCATGGTACGAATGTCCGTCATTTAGTATTGATCTATGTTTTTACTATTAAATAAAGACGCAGCCTGGTTATTTCTTCTTCGTAATGGTTAACGCGGTTTTCTTTGTAGCTTTCTTCGCATCATTCTCTTGTTGAGAAAGGTATTTGGGGTTATACATTTTTCTGTGAGCTGCCCATAACTCTGGACCACCGACTCTAAAATTCTTTCGAAGTGTTGCCTTATACCAAAATACACAATCCTGAATTTTATTAGACCTAACGGTGTTATCAAGAACTAAGCATTCATAATTCTCTGTGCAGGCATCCATAACCTTTGAGAACATATCGTAGTTGGGGAATATACCAAAAAAGGATTTGTAAAGCTTCTCCCGATTCTGAATGATGTTCTCCCTGAGAATGAACACGTAATCCACGTTAGCTCGTAGTGCTGGTGGTAAGTCCATCACATATTGCATTGTCAACATAAAGAAGATCTTCCAATGACGACCATTCATAAAACATTGTCTTATGCAGGTATCTTTTAGAAACTTCGAGTCATACATACAGTCATCTAAAAGCATAAAAGTTCCACAATTGTTTTTACCCGCGCCTACCAACTTCCGCTGCCTGGCCATAACACGCTCTATGGCTTCTCTGTCATAATCGCCGTATACGAAGAGGTCTGGAATGAATTCAGAATAAAAATGATTACCTTCTTCTGTACCACTAAGAACTATACCAGTGGGAAGGTGCTTCTTATGATACATGATATCCTTCACCAGAGTACTTTTACCTGTATTACGCTTTCCTATAAACACACAAACACGATCGTCTGTCATAGTTGCAGGATTGAATTTCCTCAACTGAAGATTCATCTACTTTAGTGTCCCGTTTTATTTGAGAATATTTTACTCGCACATATTAGATATGTCTGGAGCTGTAAAACTGGCAGTGACAGGTGTTCAGGATCAATGGCTTACAGGTGATCCGGATTTTTCTTATTTCCTGACAACATTCAAACGACATACAAAGTTTGCCTTGGAGCAAATTGAAACACCATTTGATGGAGATGTTGGGTATGGTGAAGAGTTACGCTGTAGAATTCCTCAAAACAAGGGTGACTTGGTAAAAAGTGTGACTGTTAAATTTTCCTTGTCCGCACCCGAAGATGGTGATGGAAATAAACTTAATTTTAAACCATCGTTTTGTACAGATCTTATCGATACAGCTGATTTGTACATAGGAGGTCAGTTAATAGAGCGTCTTACGGGTGAATATATATACATGCATCAACAACTTCATAATACTATAGATGACATAGAGCAAACGTTATACTTTTTAAATGGTCATGGTAGTAAAATTTTTGATTTCACAGGTGAACAAACATTTTTTATCGATCTTCCATTTTATTTTAATCGTGCAACTTCACTTTCTATACCCACATCAGCACTCTTAAAACAACAGATGGAAGTAGTAATAAACTTGAAAAATCTCACCGATATCATAAATGGTCCAATTCCATCTTCAGGTGTACAAGGGAAAATATTAAATATATCTCTTGATACAGAATTTGTATTTATAAGCGATGATGAACGATTTTATTTACAATCCATGCCTCTTCAATATCTCATATCACAAGTACAATTATCACAGGTTACATTCAACCCCGGTGAAACTCATAAAACCTTTATGATCAATTTTAAGCATCCAGTTAAAGAACTTTTATTTTTAGCGAAGAAGGGAAAGGAATTCTATAAAATTGAAAATGTAAAATTGGATTTCAATGATATGAATGTCATGGAATGTGATCATCTATTTATGACATATGAACAACCATTACTTTATCATATAAACTGCCCCGAAGATGGATCACCGTTTGGAGTCTACAGTTTTGCACAGAACCCAGAATCACATTACCCATCCGGTCATGTCAACATGAGTAGAATAATTCACAAAAGAATGACTGTTGATATAGATCCTACAGATGATAAAGTTGTACTTAAAATATTTGCTGTGAACTTCAATATTTTACATATCGAGAGCGGCCTCGGGGGTTTAAAATTTTAACGGTGTATAGTAGTAATGGCTGGAAGAATTCAGCTTACAACGAGGGGTGTTCAGGACGTCTATTTTACTGATAACCCGGATTACTCGTACTTCGTTCAACTATTTCGAAAACATACAAATTATACTACACAATTTGTAAAGCTGGATGTAGATAATGATGTTGAGTTTGGAAAAACCGTCAGTGTAACTATACCAAAAGATCAAGGTGATCTTGTTAAAACAGTTAGTTTAGAAATAGAGTTAGATAAAATCGTTGGAGCCGATTTAACACGTATTGGTTATGTGGAGTCTATAGGACATGCAATGATCGAGTATGTCGACATGTATATAGGTGATGAGAAGGTGCAACATATACCAAGCGATTATTTACAGATTTACTCGGAACAAAATTATACACAGTCTAAACAAAAAGCTCTTGAAAAGTTGATAGGTAAATATCCAGACAGAACTTCTGATGTACCCGTTTCAAGTGGTGTAATTTTAGGTCACTTAGGACCTGCTACACAAACCAAAAAACTATTTATTGATATCCCTTTTTATTTCTATCGTAAACCAGAATTGGCTATACCTCTATGTGCTATGTGTTTTCAAGAAATACGCCTCGAAATTAAATTCAGAGATTTGAAAGATTGTTTAGTACAAACAGATCCTCCTACAGACACATCTCTCCAAACAACTACATTAGATTTTGATCTCATCTCGAATGAAATTCTTTCATCAAATGTCGTTGTCGCTTCTTCGGATGGAAGTAACGTTGCTACTAATGTGAACAGCGAAATTGTGATACCAGGTAAAACCATATTCAATGGTGTTGGTGTAGTGTCGCCGGCTATGAATACAATTGTAACGACAGAAAATATATACAGATATGAAAATGATCTATGGCAGGTGTATCAAGCTTCTTCATTAAACCCAGGTAATACTATACATTTTTCAGATGACGGAAATGTTATAGTAGAAGTTCGTACTGGTATATGGGTGTGGAATGGAACACAATATATATTTACACCAAAACCAAATATAATTGCACTATCTAGAGACGGTAATTTTTATTGCGTAGAGGAAGGTAGACTTGAAATATTTAACATAACCACAGGAAAACGTTTAGGGGGTTTTTTTAACAAAGCAGTTAATGTTGCAGTGTCTCAAGCACATTTATCTCATGATGGTACAAAATTGTTAATCGTACTTAATGATATTGTTTACGTATATCAATATACAACCGATTGGTTTAGGTATGGTCAAAACATAACACTTTTTGAATCGGGTATACTCACATATGTAAAAGACGGAAACAGTTTTTTTGTGTATAACCCAACTGAAGAATATAATCATAATCCATCTATTGCTTACGGCGTCGGTCGTGTATACGTCTATGACACTACAATAACACAATGGACTGAGGTACATAGATATAAGGGTTCTGGTGGAACGTATGCGTCAATGAGTGATGATAAATTGAAATTACATATTAAAAGAAGTGTTAATCAAACAGACGTAATTACACTGAAAGAATTAACCCGCTCAGTTGAAGGATACGACGAGGTTGTTATACAAAGTGTTGAAAATATAGTTGATGCCGGTAGTAATGTGTATGGTGCCGGTTATCAGAGTTTAGTACCTCAGATACAAGAAACATTTGCTTTTAATACTAACACTTCATACTCACAAAACACGACTCAATTTTTATCTCTTAGTTTAAATGATACAATAATATCTAATAATGGTTTAGTTCGGGTGGATCATTATACAGCTGGTAACCAGGTTCGTGTGTTTAAAAGAGATTCTATATCAACTGGATTTGAGAAGTTGGATATTACAGATCCCGCCGCGAACCTCGAGTCGGTCGGTGTAAACCAATCTAAAATAAACCTGTCTAATTCAAATAATATATTTAGTAAGTTTTCTATATCCAACTCAGGTAGATATTTTGCTGTACAGGATCATCATAATGGTCAGGTTCTTGTCTATGAGGTTTTCAACAATTTTTATAGAAATATCCAGTATGTAAATGCAACAACACCAAACGTATTAAATAATATACAATTTGGGTCATCTTCAGGTCTTAAATTCTCCGATGACGAAACAAGTTTTATAATATATGGT